AACCACACGGAGAAGAAAATTTCTGGTTGGGGTTCTGTGATTTCTCTTACAGGGACCCTTGGTTTTGTGGTGGACGAAACAACAGGTACAAAATATCAATTTGTCTTCAGTTCTGTTGACAAAAACGAAGCTTTTGACGCTGAAGGTGCGTTGGATGCGGACAACCTTCTTGGGTTGGGTTCGTCTGAACAGTATTCAATAATCACTGGAAATAGTGACACGGGAGGAAATGAACCCATCGTCAAAAATTTCCAATGTGGTATTTATGGGGCATACCAACCAAACATCGCAATTGTGTCGGAAGGTGATGAACCAAGGGTCAAGAGATATGACCGGACAAGAATTCGGCAAGTCCCTTTCGTTGGGGACATCTCAAAATTCGAAATGTTTGCAACTGAAGGGGAAGAGGGTTTCAACAACATAGCCCCTGCAAGCATTCTTGACGCAAACGGAGACGAACTAGACCCCAACTTGATTCAATACAAAAAATTTGTTTGCGTCCGTCATGCCGGACGTGTTTTAGACTCATCTGATTTTCATGTCTCTGTGACTTCTGCCAATAACGGCGGGACGATCCGTTTCACAGTCGCCGGAGTCGATGTGACAAGCGAATTGCTTGTGGGGGACCACATATTAGTCTATGGTTCTAATGGGGTTTCTTGCAATGGTCTACATCGGATCACCGCAATTTCATTTTCTACAAATACGACAATCGACGTGAACACGACACACCAAACGGGGGATGCAACTTTTGGAATTCTTCGGGCGTGTGCAAGACTTGAACAAATAACATCAATAGCAGTTTAACATGGAAGCGGATCTATATCTTGATTTATCAATTGGCGGAACGGGTGGGGCTGGAACCTCTGGCGACCCATACAGATCTTTCGCCGATGTCCCGACATACGCCGGAGGAGGAAGCAACAATGTCCTTGTGACCGGAGACACCACAATTTCTGGTTCACAGACAATCAAAGGTGGATACAATTATTTTTCCCGTGTCCGGCAATCAATTGGGAACCTGACGACAGTTTGTGTTTTTGGTTGGGATTCGGCTGCGTATGATACAACCTTCAATAATCTAATTTTCAGGGGTTATTGGAGTGACAATGATGATGTGACGAACCTGATCACCTTTACAAATTGTTGGTTCCAAAATCGTTTTGACCACACACTAAGGTTTTTTTATATCCATAGACCCATCACATTCAATTTCTGCCGCTTTTCTGGGGGTTGCTATACATCGGGGGGCAGCAACAACCAATCACGTTTCCTCCAACCCAGTCTTGGAAATAATACACCCTACCCAACGATCATTTTCAACCGTTGCAGTTTTTACATTGAAGCAAAGGGGTACGATAATAGTGAATTTCTGACACAGAGTTCATATAACATTATGACCATCAAAAATTGTATTTTGCAATTTATAAATCTTGGTCTTATGTCATCAACTCCTTTTTCAACAGGTAGTCCAACTGTGATTGATGGGTTGGTCACTGGGGGGGATTCAACACAAGGGACAGTTGTTGGGGATATTGGTTTCGTAGACCCAAGGAACCACAACCTTGAATTGTTGGACACAAGCCCAGTTCATGCTCTCTGATGCCGAACACGGTCTTGACAGATGCCTTGAATGAGGCGAACGCCCTTGCTCCGAATGATCGGAATACCCTGCACACGTTGGAGATTTCGCATTCGGGTTTGCCCGAAGGAACCCTGTACATCGTCAGAGATCGTCGAGAATGGTCTTTGACCCTTGAAGATGATAGTACACACACCTTTAAGCCCGTTCCCTTCGATTTGATACCGCCAGCAGCCGATACAGAGGGTTCACAGGAACTTCAGCTTGCAATTGATAACATCGACCCAGATGTTCCAGATTTTATTGCGGCAATCGGGGCAACAGACGACCCTGTGATTGTGAAATATCGCCCCTTCCTGACCAACGATGTTTCAGAACCGCAGCTTTCACAACCATACGTTTTTTATCTTGAAAATATCCAGATCGACGGCTTTCGAGTTGTCGGCAGAGCTTCCTTCACCGATGTCATCAACACCCCCTATCTCACTGCCTTCTATACCCGCAGCCGATTCCCTTCACTTGGCAACTGATACGTTGCTTGGAATACCATTCAAACCGATGGGACGAGATTTGAAAGGGTTCGATTGTTGGGGGTTGGTGATCTGGTATTATCGCAACGTGTTCCAGATGGAATTGCCGGACAGGTTAAACGTCAGTCCTTTCGACATTTCAGCTTGTGCAAGGTTATTTGAAGAAGGTTCAAAATCTAAAGATTGGGAGCGGATACCGGAACCGGAGCATGGTTGTATCGTGGCAATGTCCCGCAATCGGGCAATCAACCATGCAGGAATCTGGCTCGACATCGATGGCGGTAAATGTTTGCATGTATTCTCACATGGATTCGTAAGCCTCCACGACCGCAGACAATTGGAGAAACACGGATTTCAAAGAATAATGTTTTTCCGATGGTTAAAATTTTCAGAATAGAAAACCCCTTCGAGCCACAAAACTCCATTTCCTCCATTGTCAGGACGGATGAGGGGTTCACACTGGAATCCATCTCTGAGCAGTACAAAGACACACCTTGGGTTTGTCTGGCATTTATCGACGGGCAGCGTTGTTTCCCACTTCGGGAAGATTGGCCAAATATCAAATTGAAAAATGGGGATTGTGTTTATTGGATTCCTGCGGTTTCGGATTTCGTGAGTCTGGTGTTCGTGGCTTTTTTGGTTGCGGCGGCGTCATACTACATTTTCAGCTACACCCCTCCGAAACCGGGTGATATTCCCGAACCGGAGACAGTTTTTAACCTGCAAGGACAAAGAAACCAAAATCGTCTCGGTCATGTGATTGAAGATGCTTACGGAAAAGTGCGGCTTTGGCCAAGTTTTGCAGCGGCTCCATACAACCAGTATATCAACAACGACCAGTGGCAGTATCAGCTTTTTTGTTTGGGGCATGGTTCGTATGATGTGACCACTGAAACTGATCCAGACCATGGTGTTTTTATCGAGGACACCCTTGCCGATAATTTTCAAGAATTGGAATATGAAATCTATCTGCCCGGACAAACCGTTGATCTGTTTCCAACAAATGTAATTTCGTCTGATGAAGTCGGGACAAATGAGCTTTTAGACACTGCTGGTTGGATTGGTCCGTTTATTGCAAATGGATCGGGGACAGATGCGAATCTTTTGCAAGTGGATGTCGTTTTTCCAAAAGGTCTGTATTTCGCAAATGATTCGGGTGGACTCAGTTCAAAAACGGTCGATTTAGAATTTGAATATCAGGAAATTAACGATGACGGAACTCCGGTTGGTGATTGGACAGAACTCGCCTATGTATCGAAAACTCTTGCGACGAATACCCCACAAAGATTCACTTTTGAAATCGCCGTTTCTGCGGCTCGGTACCAAGTCAGGGCTCAACGAACCGATGCAAAGGATTCTTCGCACCGAGCGGGTCACGAAGCCATCTGGTCAGGACTTCGGGCATTTCTGCCGAATACGACCGATTTCGGGGATATCACCATGCTGGCAATGAAAGCAAGGGCGACCAATAATTTGAACGATCGTGCATCAAACCGAATCAACGTCGTAGCGACTCGTATGCTGCCCGATTGGGATGGTGGTTCGGAAACCCTTGCTGCCGTTGATTCCTACAACGACCGCACGGCTTCCCGCTCTCCGATTTGGGCAGCGGCAAATATTCTTCGGGCTTCATACGGAGCAGCTTTAGAGGATTCATTTATCGACCTCGCTTTTTTTGCTTCGGAGGCTGCGATTGCGGATACTGCCGGAATCACTTTCAATTTTATTTTTGACCAACGGACCACAGTTTGGGAAGCACTGAAAACTTGTTTCTTTGTCAATAAATCTCAGCCGATCATGGACGGCACGAAACTGACTTTTGTTCGGGATCAACCAAGTTCGACTCCTGATTTTTTCCTGAACCCAGAAAACACGATCAAAAATTCTTTCAAGTTGACGAAGCAGTTGGCAAAATTGAAAAACTATGACGGGTTGGAGGTGGAGTATTGGGACGAAACCACATGGCGGTTAGAAACCTTGCTTTGTACTTTGGCAGGACAGTCCGGAGATTACCCGAAAAAAATCCGTTTGCGTGGTGTAACCAGCAGGCAAAACGCTTTCGATTTGGGTATGTATATGTGGTATATGGAAAACAACGAACGTGACGTTGTAAGCGTAACCACAGGTCTTGAAGGGTATTATCCGACATTTGGTGATTTGGTCCGTATCGGGTCAGATATTCCCAAATGGGGAACGAATGGATTCGTCGAAAAAATCGAAGGTCAGAATTTGACGCTTTCGGAAGATGTCACTTT